GTGGTGCTGGACATCGATGAGCAAAAGGAAAAAGCCTTAAATGTGGCGCTCAACAAGATATCTGGCGAGTTCGATATCCCGCTTTTGACCGACCTTTTGAAGGATATCGGTGCAAGTGGCTTTGATATATCTCTTACGGGTTTCGATGCTGCAGAGATGGATGCGTTGTTCAAGGATAGCGTAATCGGAGGTATCAAAGAGGATGATTTTGACGAGCCATTACCTGAAACACCAGTTTCCAAGCAGGGGGACATCTGGCTGCTTGGACGGCACCGCCTTATCTGCGGAGATGCTACGAAAGCGGAAACATATAAAAAGCTCATGGACGGACAGCAAGCAAATCTCGTGATCACAGATCCACCATACAATGTGGACTATAAAGGCACTGCGGGAAAACTTAAAAATGACAATATGGAAAGTACCAAGTTCCACGCATTCCTGCTTTCTGCATACCGGTGCATGTATGATGCGTTGGTAGACGGTGGCGGCATTTATGTTTTCCACGCTGATCGTGAGACAGTCAATTTCAGGACAGCATTTACAGAAGCAGGCTTCTTCTGTCATCAGACCTGTATATGGATAAAGAATACACCGGTCTTGGGGCGATGCGATTATCAATACAACCATGAACCTATTCTAGTAGGCTGGAAGCCAACAGCCAGTCACAACTGGTACGCCGACCGTAAACAGCGCACGACATGGAATTTTGACCGGCCAACCAAGAGCAAACATCATCCTACAATGAAACCTGTGGCACTGTGCGCATATCCGATTATGAACAGCTCGCTGACAAACAACATTGTGCTTGACTCATTCGGGGGCAGCGGCAGTACTCTCATTGCCTGCGAACAGACAGGACGCATTTGCTATACGATTGAGTTGGATGAGCGCTATGCCGATGTTATCGTGAAACGGTACATAGAGCAAAAAGGCTCAGATACCGACGTTTTCCTTATGCGCGATACACAAAAAACTGCATATATAGATGTCAAAAAGTCTGTAGAATAACGCTTGCTATTCTACAGATTTTATGGCTCTATATGACCTACGTAGAACGCAGAAAGGTGGTAAATGGAATGGAACAAAGCACATTTGTAATCAGGTATAACGTCACTGGCGATGAGCGCAAGCGTCTCGTTCGGGCAATGGGCGACATTTTGGAAGCTAAACCCAAATATTTGGGTGCACCGAGCTTCGCTTACGAGATTGATTATTTCACTGTTGAAAAAAACGGCATCGTTGTCTTTGATAACCGTAGTGATAGCGTGGAAATCGAAAACCTCATAGAGCGGCTGCGTGAATTGGGCTTTGAAGCAGAAAAGGACGGCAGTGACACTAATGATGGCGACGAGCTTGTTATTGAGATGCCGCTGACAGGGTTCACTCCTGAAAAGCTTGATAACCTTGCTAAACTGGTCACCGCAAAGGAATCGTTACTCAAAGCAGCATTAGGTGCCCCAGATTTGCCCATTCAGCAGACAGAAAACACTCTCCGATTCCCGTGGTTCAAAGGAAGCTTAGACAGCGATTCGGTTCACGCTTATACCACACTAATAACGAAGCTCTGTGAAACGGCAAAAGAAAAGCAGCGAGTCAGTGCCAAAGAACGTGAGGTTGATAATCCAAAGTACGCCATGCGCTGCTGGCTGCTCTCTCTCGGCTTTATTGGTGACGAATACAAGTTTAGCAGAAAAATCCTGCTGAAAAACCTCCCCGGCAGCAGCGCATTCAAAAATCCGAAAGGTGGTACAGGTGATGAGTAATAGATTTCCTTCAAGAGAAACCGTCGAACGTATCCGCGCTCAATATCCCGTCGGGTGCCGTGTGAAACTGATAAAAATGGATGACATACAAGCTCCTCCTATTGGTACTAAAGGAACGGTCACGGGTGTGGATGACATTGGCTCAATAATGGTTTCATGGGACAACGGCAGCACGCTTCATATCGTATATGGCGAGGATATATGCCGGAAAATTTAATTAAAAAACACACAATTACAGTAGTTTTACGGGCAACAAAGATTGTGTAGTATATGCCGATTTATATCGTGTAATTGCCTTGCTATGCTGTGTTTTCTATGGCTATATGTAACCTACCGCAAGGGAAAACACAGCACGAAGGGAGCAAAACACAATGTTTACAACGAAATTCGGCATCGAGATTGAGTTGACTGGCATCACAAGAGACGAGGCGGCCAAAGTCGCAGCAAACTATTTTGGCGGGACAGTTACACACACAGGTGATTACTACGACACCAAGAAGGTAACGGCCCCGGACGGACGGATTTGGAAGTTTATGAGCGACAGCAGCATTTCCTGCCAAATGAAACAAGGACGCCAAAAGGTTGCTGCTACACGAGATTACAGCGTAGAACTGGTCAGCCCCATCCTAACTTATCGCAAGGATATAAAAACGCTACAGGAACTGGTCAGGCAGTTTCGCCACGCCGGTGGATTTACAAACAACTCCTGTGGAATACATATACATCTTGACGGTGCAGACCACACGCCGAGGAGCATAAGGAACTTTGTGAACATCATCGCCAGCAAGAACGACCTTTTTTACAAGGCTTTACAAATAGCACCAGAACGGATGAGTTACTGCAAAAAGATGGATAGCCTTCTGGTCGAGAAATTAAACCGACGCAAACCAAAAACAATGGGAGCCATTGAGAGCCTTTGGTATGAGGGCTACAGCGAAAGCACTAGCCGTCACTACCATTCAAGCCGATACCACTTTCTTAACCTGCACAGCTTTTTTACGGGCAACCATACGGTCGAGCTCAGGGGTTTCAACAGCGAGTTGCATGCGGGTAAGATAAGAAGCTACATTGTTCTCGCCCTCGCTCTCAATCGCCAGGCGCTGACACAGAAATGCGCTTCGGCAAAGAAACCGCAGGTTGAGAATGAAAAGTTCGCGATGCGAACCTACCTCAACCGCATTGGTTTCATTGGCGAGGAATTCGCAAATTGCCGGGAGCACTTGACCGCCCACCTTGACGGCTCGGCGGCTTGGCGATTTCGGGCAGCCTAAACGGTTGCCTCACAAAAACAAGGAGGACAAAGACAATGAATAAAACACTTTATCTTGCCTATGGCTCAAACCTTAACCTTGAGCAAATGGCATACCGTTGCCCCACAGCGAAACCTGTCGGGCAGGTTGTATTGAAAGACTATCAGTTATTGTTTCGTGGCGGACACGGCGGCGCTGTAGCGACCGTGGAGCCGTTTAAGGGCAAGACTGTGCCATGCCTGCTGTGGGAGATAACTCCGGCTGACGAAGCGGCACTCGACCGCTACGAAGGGTTCCCGTTCCTCTACCGCAAAGAAAATGTCAAAGTGAGACTTGGAAAAAAGAACGTGGAAACTATGGTGTACATCATGAATGAAGGCAGACCACTTGGCACTCCCAGTTGCTATTATTACAGCATCATACTTGAGGGTTACAAGAGTGCGGACTTCGACATCAGCATTTTAAAGCAGGCTGTCGAGGATTCAAAGGAGGACGAAAATGAATAAAAAGTTAAAGGAACAGATACTCGCCATCCGCAACACTGGTCTGACAAATATGTTTGATGTAGCGACGGTGCAGCGCATCGCCTACGACATGGGTTTCCATGAGCTGGTCGTTTATCTCGACGAAAACCACAAGGAATACGCCCATTTCATACTGACCGGCGAAGAGGATAAATAGCTAAATATTAACCGGAGAACAGTGCCGAAAACGGCTCTGTTTCTCGTACAGATAGATTAAGTAGGCTTGCCTGTGGCAGGTCATTTTTTATGCCATTTTGAAAGGAGGCGGCTGATATACGAAAACTAAAGAAATACACACCAACTCGTTTTATGGCAAAGGACTCCGTTTACTGCAAGGAAGCCGCCGACTATGCTGTCGCTTTCATTCAGGCCTTACGTCATACCAGCGGCATATGGGACGGTCGGCCTTTTGAACTTATTGATTGGCAGGAACAAATCATTCGAGATGTGTTTGGTGTTCTGAAGCCAAACGGCTACCGTCAGTTTAATACAGCATATATCGAAATACCAAAAAAGAATGGAAAGTCAGAGCTTGCCGCGGCAGTTGCACTTTTGTTGACTTGT